CTCACTTGTGGATATTTCAGTTTCTAATTTATCATTTACTAAGAAATTAGCAGCAGTAGCTCCAGGCATAGCCTTTATTGTCATAGCGCTGATATTATCACTAGGTATTATAGTATCATCAACTATGTTTTCTCCTGCGTCTCCTGTCGACTCATCTTTAGATACATTCTTATCTAGCTCTGCTAATTCATAAGGTCTTAAAAAGAAGGCAGTGCCTTTATTTTGATAATAACTAATATTACTTATTTTTATAGCGTTAGGGTGTTGCGCCCACTGTGACGCATGAGCAACTTTACCGTCCCCTATGTAAATCATAGTGTGATGAGTTTTTCCCTCTTTTATCATATTAGCTCGAGTTAAATTATCTGATGTTATTTTAAAGTTTGCGTCCATTACTATGTCACCAGGTTTAGCCTTTTTAAGTCCCGCAGTGTCCACTTTCCACATAGAATAGCCAGACTTAGCAGTAGCTCCTGCTACTAATGTTCCTAAAGAACAACTTTTGGCATAAACTGATTTCATTCCAGCCTTTAAATAACAACAAGATACCAATGATGAGCAGTCATAACAAATTGGATTTTTTATACCATAAAATGTCCCAGAACGCTTATTTGGTTTATCAAAGTTAACCGTTCTATAACTTTGGTCGTAAGTAGCTATTTTTTGGTCTACGTGTTGGCTGACTATGGTTTTAGCTAACTCTACTATTGTATCTCTAGCACTTGAGCCTTTTTGAGCTGTCTTAGAACTTATAGCTGGAGTAGAAACTCCATAGCCGACTTTCTTACCGCTCTTATCTAATGAATAAGGTAATTGACCGTTAATTACATTATAAAATTGTAAGTAGCCTTCTATATTATTAAGAGTTCCCGCAGGTTTTCCTAATGAGTTTCTATAATCTACCCATGCTTTACGATAAGATGCAAAATCCCCTGTCCCACTTTCTAATACTTCATAACTTTTTAGTCTGTAGTCAGTTGGTAAACTTGAGAAATTAAGATAACTGTTTTTAAAAGTAAATCCGTATTTTTCAGACACATATTTATTAACTATCCATGCTACTGCTCCTATCCCCATATTGAATGATATAAGAGTAGCGAATATATTATTATGACACCAATTAAGACTATATCGCATCTCATGGCAGCCGAACATTATCTGATTGTTAATATTCTTATCAACTGTGACTCCGTTTATTGTCGTCGTACCCCCCTTAGTTGGTTGCATAGTCGAATAACTTGGAGTAAATGTCTTAGTAGTTCCGTCTAAGAATGTTATAGTTTGTTTCTTATTGAAATAAGCGTCACGTTCACATTGCAAAAGACCGTAACCTCCACCACTGTATTTAGTGGCCTCGTAAGGGTCTCCAGCACTTTCCGCAGCTATTGCCATAAATACCAACTCTGGGTCTAGTCCGAATTTATTAGACCAATAATTTACCATGGTCGGTATTTTATACTTATTGCTGGAACTTCTAACATTTTGAATCTTAGGTAATGTATAATTCTTACTAAGATTAAACTGCGCATAGTATTTTACTGCTGCATCATATTCAGTAGTCGAAGGCTTAACGTCTTCTTTATCTTGTGAAGAAATATTCGATAATTTATTTCTTTTTATATCATGTATTCTCTTATCTCCTATCCATAACCCACCGTCGATATAGTTTATCTTAATTTGTGAGTAGTCCTCTGTATCCTCTCCCACGTCGTCTGGTGAAATTGTTATACCAGGTTTAAGTTTATCTATTAAGTCATCTAATATCTTATCTGATGCGTCTTTATCTGTATGCAATTTAGCTAATAATTCTTGTATCTTAGCTCTGTCCGCAGCAGATAACTTTCCAGTGCCTAATCCTAAAACTGTATTGACTGCCTCGTTAATTATATCTTCATTAGAGTAATGACGGATTTTAGATTTAAGCTCTTTATAATTAGATAATGTTACTTTATTTTTACTATAATCTGTAAAAGATATTTCTAGTGTCCCTATTCTAGCCTCTAATTGTATAGGCGGATTAAATTTAGTATTTACTACATGAACTGTATCTCCTATGTCTATAGTGTCGTATTCTTCCGCAGTTAAATAAATATTGGTTTCATAACTTATTTTTGGGTTCTTTATCTCCTGTAATTGATTATAAGTTTCCCATAATAAATCTATTGCAGTGTTAGCAGTGCTAGAATTATATGAACCTAAAATATATTTACCCCCGTTATTATAGATTGCGTGTATTTCTGGGTCCACTAAATAATCTTGCCCTATCGGTTTATCTAGCGGGTCTCCTCTAAGTGTTGACCAGTATAAGTCTTTAAAAGTGACTCCATTAACTCCTTGAGCTATTAATCCAGAGTAATATTCACTATAATCTTTTTCTCTTTTAGTTCCGTAGGTATTCCAGTCATGCTCGAATCTTTTATATGTCTTATTTCCTCTTTCACCGTCTGCATATACATCTATATAGAATTTAAAATTATAGTTTTTACTTACCTCGACCCTAAAATCTAACTCGGCGTTGTCAAATACTGAAATTAAGTCCTGTAAGACTGTATAAACAGGAGTAGTACTACTTACGGTAAATTGTTCGACTTTAGTACTTAACATCGGTGAAACGTCGCCAACGACGAAATTTGTATCTTGTAAAATTGCATTTAGACAATGCTCAATAGTTCCTTCTAATGAGGTCTGTCTTACATGGTTTTGATATAGTTCCAAGCTACATGGAACAGCATAAATGTTTCTTGAAACTCTGGACCCTACTTCTGTATCTTTTACTGTCTCTATTTGTAATAGTTTCCATTTAGCGTGCCATTTAAATAATAAATAGTTTCCTTCTACTAATGTACCAGCATTTACATCATTTACTAAAATATCAAATTCATAAGTGTACGCCCCAGTTTCTAAGTATTGTTTATATACGTCGTTACTTATCGGCATATCATCTGATGTAGTATCTAAAGTGCCGACTGGCACCTTAGCACTATCTAATATAATTATTTGCATTCTTTATTCCCCTCCTAACCATGTCTCTGTTAGAGCGGCAGCTGCAACAGGGTTTCTATCGTTAGTAAATATCTTAACTGGTGTGACTCCTCTATCTATGTCAAAGAATACACTGCCTATATCGGTTAAATCATTTCTAACAACTTCATTTAGTGCTACCGTACGGTCTCTAAAATCTATGTCTAGCACATCTCCCGCTCTAAATTGTACTTTATTCACATTATCATCATAATTAGTATTTAATCCCTTAACTGTCAATGAATTTAGGCACATATCACAGCATTTTTCCATAGATGTGTGAGTCCCTATATACAATACGATATACGCCAATTTTTCTGTAGCTCTACTATTTATGATTTTTTTAATATGCTTACTATTTATTATATTACCATTGTGGATTTTTCTTAGATATAAAGTCCACTCATAGTTTCCGTCACGTGTCTTAATTCTGGATAATGAAATAGCTCCGTAAAAGTCGTTCCAGTCTCCTTTTACTCCAGATAAGTAACTATTTATTTTAACCTCGTTATTACTAGATGTAGTATAAGTTTTAGGTGGCGGAACTACTGTATCATCTTTCCAGTACGTATTCATACCTACATAAACTACTGGTTGTGTGTATTCATAATATTCATTACTGTCATTTATTTCAAATTTAAAAATACGCTCGTTATTGATACCCATTCCGTATACCTCTATAACGCCTGTTTTATCATCTGCGGTCTCTACTTCCTCATCATAAGTTATATTTATAATATCGTCAGATAAATCGTATAAGTTTCCAGAACAAATATATCCGTTATAGCCTTTAAATGGCGTAGCTAACTTGTACCAGTTTCTTACAACTCCGTCAGAGTCTTTACTGGAGTATCTAGTTGAGGATATAATCCTAACTACCTCATTTTTATATATTGGGACTAATACAGTACTGTCACAGGTAGCCGCAGCTCTTATATATGTGCTAGTTTTACATACTGCATTCTGTTTAGTAGTCGTAATTTGTGAATCTATTGTCTTGGCCTTAAAATAATTTTTATTGCAGTAAATAGGTTTACCGTTATTATATTTACTATCTGTAAATCTTAACCACCCATTAACTATCGCATAGTTTACTACTGTATACCCTTTTTTTAATTTACCTAATAATAGATAATTCTTACCTGGACCGTTTCTGTAATTTAAGGTCTTAGTTTTGACTTCGTAAACAGTTTTTTTACCTCCTACGGTAGAGGTTTCTTTGTCCGCAGGTTTGACCGAAGGGTCACCGTTTACTCCAGTGGATTTAAAAGTAAAATAAGCCTCACACATAAACTCGTCCAAGGTTTCATTTATATTACGTCTTACTTGGACCCCTTTCCATTGTTCGCTTGAGCTTGAACTAGGCAAAGTCCCTAAACATAATCCCGCACCGTCATTCTTAGTGACGGCTAATGTACCTCCGCTAAGTCTCCCAGAGTCAATAGGAACTGTTGAGGCGGTCCAGTTTGATGTAGTCGTGCAGGGGTCACTTAAAACGCCCCTTTGCTCGTCTACGGTCTCTTTTTCTATACTTGGATAATCCCCTAGTAATAGAGTTTCCTTCGTAACAGTATTTTGTAATTGTAGAAAATCTGCATTTTCAGAAAATCCTATTGAAATTACAGGCTTGACAGGTAAATCTCCTGTATTTTCAAATTCGATATACTTGGTATTCTCATTATTTTGGAATATCTTATCCTTATTAGAATAAAAATAAGGTTTATAACAAGTTAATTTTACAGTGACCATGATGTCTGTAATAGATTTTTCCTCTATTTCAATTTCATCTGTAACGAGGCCATAACCGTATTTACTTTCATCAAAAGCTACCTCTAGTGGTGTTCTTGAGTATAACATATCCTTTAAATCTTTTGTTTTCATCATTAAATCTATTTTATCTGTTCCCTGTACAAGTATCTTTATTTCATAATCAATAGGGGAATATTTCCCCCCATTGAATACTTGACCGTCAACGGTCGGAATATCTAAAGTCTGCACAGATTGACCAGGTAATAGAACTCTTTTTATCTCGGTAACAATGAACATATTGCTTATTACACTGTCCCCGAATCTAAAATATCTATCCATTTAGTATCCCCTCCAGTCTATTCATACGTTTCTTAACTACGTCGTTAGTTTTTCTAACTGGGTCCGCTACCTTCTTACCTACTACCTCTTTATCCATTATGATAGTATTATCTAAGTTAGCCGCTCCATTTACAAAACACTCTGTTAGTTTATTATAGTCTATTTTAGTATTTTGTTTAATGATTGTTTGTTCTAATCGTCTTATTGCTGCCTCTGTACTGCTTGTTGATACTATATTGCTCGTTGATACATCTCCAGTGTTGATAGATAATGACTTACTTAGGTCATCTAGTTTAGCCATTTCTATTAATTGGTTAGAGAAATTGGCAATAGTTCTCAAAGTGTCTTTTGTATTATCTTTTATACCTACTGATATACCCGCAGGAATCCATTTACCTACTTCATCTCTGAATACCCTAGAAGGTGAATGTATTTTAAATGTTGATTTAAACCCATTGACTATACTGCTTGCGAATCCAGATATTTGACTCTTTAGCCAGCCTCCCATTCCGCTTATACCGTTCCATAATCCTTGTACGATATTCTTACCTATATTCATCATCTGACTTGGTAAATTTCTAAGACCATTTATGATATTATTTTTAAAGTTATTCGCTGCTTGAGTACCCTTTTGTCTAAGTTGATTAGCGAAGTTAGTAACTCTATTAACCGCAGCTACTAATAGGCTCCATAATCTACTTGGCAAAGTTTGTATAAAGTTTATAGCATTAGTAACGAATTGTTGCCCTGCATGGTATGCCGATATTGCCATTTCTTGTCCCCATGAAACCGCTCTTTGATAAGTAACTTGTAACCAATTATATAGGCGCTCTGGTAAAGTTTGTATAAAATTGATTAAGTTAGTAACAAAAGTCTGACCCATTTCTAATGCCTTTTGTGCTAATTGTACTCCCCAGTTCCATAGCTCTACTGTTATTAAGTTCCAGATATTAATTAACCCAGATACTATAATTCCCGCTAATGCCCCTATTCCATATAGAATAGTATTTGGTAAATTAAGTATAAAGTTTAGGATAGTATTACCTACATTAGCTAGCCATTGACCTATGCTTGATAATATACCACCTGCCCATGCAGTAACTCCGTTCCAAGCATTTCCAAGACCTTGTAATATTAAGCTGCCTAACCCTAATAGAACATTGAGTGCTAACTTTCCTACGTTACTCAATAGTCCGAGTATATGAGTTCCTAAATTCTCAAAGTAAGTTTTTATACCCTCGAATGCACCTTCAAAGTCTCCAGAGAATAAAGCTCCTAATATATTAACTGTATCTTTTACTATGTCAATAACAGTAGCTAGTGAGATAGATACTATATTAGATAAATTCGTAAATGCCTTACCGAATCTATCATTTATACCACTACCCCATTCAATTAGAGGTTGGAATAGCATTTTAACTCCTCTACCTGCTACATCTCTAGCAGCAGTCAATGCGTTATTAATTATATTACCTAATCCACTGAATATTTGACCTACGTGTTGTGATAGATTTTCGCCCATTTTTAAGAAATCCTCTCCGAGCTTATCAAAGTTTCCAGAGAATAGGTCTCCTAACATATCTTTAATGCCTCCGAATAGGTCTCTTAATATTCCAATAACTCCACTAAATACATCTTTAACGCCTATTAAAACTTGACCTAATGCTGGTGAGAATTTAGTAACTGCGGATAACATATTATTCCATAGGTTTTTCCAGAAATCTCGGAAACCTTCGCAGTTATTCCATAATAGTGTGAATACTGTTATTAGTGCGGCTATCGCTGCTATAACTAATACAATAGGATTAGCTATTAGAAACGCCCACATGGACTGTAAGGCAGGAATTACAGACCCTCTTATTACTGTTACCACTGACGTAAGGCCAGCACGTAAACTGGTCAAGGTACGTTGGAAAAATCCTATAAAGCCGCCAGCTTGTCGGAACGCTTGTAGTCTATGAACTACCTCAACTAATTTCTCTATATTCTTCATAGTAGTGCCTACTACTAACATAACAGGTCCTAACACTGCTAAAAAGCCTGCTACTGCCATTATAGCTATCATAATAGGTTGTGGTAAATTAGCAAAGGCAGATATAAACTTAGTAACTGATTGAACTATTAATCTAAGTGCTGGGTCTAATTTCTCCATAACTGCTATTTGAGCTGCCTCGATAGCAGACTTCATAGTAGTTAAGTCACCTGTTAAAGTATCATTAGCAGTCTTAGCCATATCTGCTGCGGCTCCGTCGCAGTTTCTTAAATTATTTTCAAAGTCTTTTATATTCCCACTACCTGTATTCAATAATATATTTAACGCTTTTAGTGAGTCAGATGTGAATGTCCCCATTAAAGCAGCATTCTTTTGAGCGTCACCCATTCCGTTGGTTGCTTTTTCTACATCTGCTAATATATCTGTCATAGCTCGATAGTTTCCGTTAGCATCTTGTACTTTAACAGATGTTTGACCTATTTGTATTGCTCCATTCTTCATTTTTTGAGTTATATCTCTCATCATAGCAGTTAATGCAGTACCTGCCTCACTACCTTTTAACCCTTGGTCAGATAGTTTTGAGATAAGTGCAGTAGTTTGCTCTATATCAAGACCGAAAGCATTAGCATTAGCTGCGCAGTTTTTGAACGCTGCCCCTAAGCCTTCTGTTGTTGTATTCGCATTACCCTGCGCATAGGCCAGAACGTCTGCCATTCTACCTGCTTGGTCCGCACCCTCTGAAAATGCTGAAAGGTAGTCGGTAACGAGGTCTGACGCATCGGCCAACTCCATGTGAGATGCAGCCGCAAGGTCTAGCACGCCTCCCAAGGCGCTAGCAGACTGGGACGCATTCCAGCCCGCTAAACTCATGTAACCAAGAGCGTCCGCACATTGACTGGCGCTAAATTGTGTGGTAGCTCCGTATTCTTTCGCTACATTCGTTAGCTTTTGCATATCCCCCTCTATATCATTACTAGAAGATGCTACTAATGACTTTACATTCGCCATTGATTGTTGGAACGCATTATTTGCCTCATAAGCGGACTTCATAAATCCCGCTACTGGCACAGTAAATGCGGCAGTTAACCCTGCTCCTACCTTTTGAATTTTATCTCCTGCTGCTATAATTCCGTCAAAACTACGAGTTGTCTGTTGTAATTGTTGTTGAGCTTGATTTAAGCCACTTGTAAACTCTTGAGTTTCTAATCGTAAATGAGCTACGATAGTACCTAAATCTGTTCCTGCCATAATATCACCACCTTATCTATAATAAAAAGGCTATAAGGCTCATTTATAGCCTCATAGCCTTATTGTTTTTGTTTATTCTCCCTGGATAAGAATAAATCTAGTCCAGGGTTATTAGTTTTAGAATTTCGTTTCTCTTCTTCTCTAAATCTTGGAGTTTTTGTCTTGCCGTCTTTATCTGGTTGCATCATATTATAAATGTATGCACACGACTCGTCAAAACAGTATCTTGTATAGGAGTCGGAAGGGTCTAAGCCTATAACGTCACTTGGTAACGTTCCGAAGGTCTTAGCAATTCCAATTACGTCCAATACCTCGCTACTCCCCACTAGAGGGTTTTAGTTCGTCTACCTTTCTAGCAGTTAATTGATTAAATATTGACTGAACTTGCTCATCTGTCATAGCTTGTCCTATTTCTTCATAAGTTGGCTCCAATAGTGCCTCCTCACATACTTTACGCATCATATTAGATAGGTCCCTCATCTGTTCTGTATTACTTAATAGTCCGCCTAACTCTTCATCGCTCATGTGTTCCACGTCTTTAGGTCCTGTCTTTCCGTCAAATAATCCATTAACTATTTGTAATAATGAATTAGGTAATTTACCTTGCATCATCATTGACATTATAGAAACTGGTTTAACTCTTACTGTAAATACCTCTTCTGGTTCAAAACCTGGTATCTCTATTAATCTTGTTGCTTTTTTTAAGAACGCCTCTGCGCTTATAACTTTACCCATTTATCCTCACTCCTTATACTTATTATTTTACTGATTTTCCTATATTTACTTTAGCCGCCAGTGGTCCCTGTTCTGCGGCATTAGCTGGGTAAACTATTAACCCATGCTATATTTTGAATAGGTAATTTAGCTTTCGTGTTTTCACGTGCTTTAATTTCAAATTCTGGTGCGTAAAAATCGTCGCCTATTTCCATATCTGGGAATTTACCTATACATTTGTTTAATGTAATTTTGCAATAGTTTTTAATGCTATCACCTTCATAGTTAGCTATATATATCTCTGCCATGAATGGTTTACCTTGGTTGCCGTCACTCATCATTGGAGTCTGTAAATCACTCTCCCCTTTATCTTCTGCGGTAGAGGCTACATATCCAGCTACTAATTTTGCTGCATCTATGTCGAATGTATTGTCAGTTAATGTTAAGTCATAACCGTATAATAAATCGTCACTTCTAACTACTGCTAGTATTTTCTCGAAAGTTCTTAATATTTCCTCATCACCTTCTGAAACTACTGCTGATAGTTTAGCAGTTTTAGCAGTTTTTATAGTAGCTTTTAATGGTGATACTGCTTTAGGCTTACCTGTGCTTGGGTCTAATTCTGTTAAATCTACCCTTGCTATATTATATAAAATTTCTGCCATTTTCTATCACTCCTATCTTAACGCTTTTGGCGTTTTTATTTGTATGCTTGACGCAAAACAGTTATATCTATTATCCCAGTACTCTGTGCCTCCTGGAGTTACTATCTCTGCGTTAGTATCATTTAGTAGCATTTCTGTTATATCTTGTAACATTTTATCTATTTGTAGAGGACTCCTCTTAGAGTACGCCTCTATAATCCATTGGTCCCACCCAGCGGCTCCACTAGATACCGAAGGTAGTCCTGTTGCCTTTCTAAGTATTAAGCAGTCCGACTCAACAGACCCTACGTTAAAACCTACTGAATATGTGGGTACTATGTTATTTAGTTTTTCGTGTAAATCTTGCCTTGTCATATGCCTGCTCCTTATAATCTTATTCGCTTTACTGCGTCCAGGAACTCTGGTACTATTGCGTCCCTAGATTTTTTCAATATCGCATAATTTTCATTATTACATAACTCTAAATAAACACCATAATCGACTTGTTGAAATACTGACATTGTAAATGCTCCGTTTCCGTCGTCTTGACTTACTGCTTTTAGTTTAGGTCTTGCGGTTACGGTTCTGTCAGTCCAAGGCGCGTTAGTTTGTGCGAAGTCTTGCATTTTTATAGCGGTACTGTTGCAAAGTATTTTGCATTGATTATTAAGTCGTCTACTTGAGTTATTTAAGTTATTTATTACTGTTGTGAAATCTATTGAAGAACTAGCCATTTTTCACACCTCTTAATCCACATTGATACAAGACTCCGACGTGTAGAACGTCGACTGGTTCTGTTAGAGTGTATTTTATACCAGATAATATTATAAAGTCGTTAGCTCTAACATCTATCCCCTCTATAAATGGATAGTATAAAGACCCCGTTATAGCAGACTGTCTGAAATTATCTTCTTGGCCTGCATCTACTTTAGCAGCTCCGCTATTATCTAGCACTCCTATAAATTCTGCTACTTTTTCATACCCTTTATATACTTGGACCCCTACCTCTGACTCATATTTTTCTCGATAAACTTCAATCGGAACTCCGTAGGTCTCTAGTGCATTCTTTACTTGTATCTGTAAGGCTTTATAATTCATCGGAACGACCTATCGCTAACCCTGTCACACTGTCTGACGTATCTCTTTCCCTTAAAAATTTACGATAGAAACCGTCGGCTAGTTTTAACCAGTAGTCAGAATTACTTTCCACCTCTATGGGTCCTATTTTAACTTTATCAACTCTTGCTTTCATAAGGCAGCCATAATAGCACGCCTCGTTTATGTCAGTGTAGTTAGTAGCTAACATATGTAGCTGCTCATCTGTCAGTACAGGATAAGTTTCCTCTAGTAGCATTGTCTTTATTACATTTATATCTAACATTGAATCACCTCATTTATAAATCAATAGGCAGCTTTTAAGCTACCTAAAGATTATGTATGTTAAGGAATGGGTAAACTATTTTATTCCAGAAGTACCTACACCATTTATAGTAGCTATTGCACAGTCGTCGATAGCCTCAAATGAAGGTATCATCACTGATGAAACGATAGTTACGACGTTTACTGGGTGTGGCTCTTTGTAAGTAGTGACCGCAGTACCATTATTAACTAAAGATACTTGAGCATCGCTACCTGTCATAAGGTCACTTTCTTCTGGAGTTGTTCCGTAGTATGTACTACCTACTGTATTAGTTGGTGGTAATATTACTACTGTATCATCTGGTATTAAACTAACCGCAGTTCCATTACCTAAACCAGTATCATGTGATAACATTTGTATTTTCTTAGAGTATACAAATATTGAGCAGCCAGTAGTTTCCTCTATGAATGCTTTATATTGTGCCTCTGATACATAATAATTTGATGCTAAGTCGTTAGGATACATCATTTTATGTAATTGTGGGCATCTAACCATTTTTAAAAATGTATTTCTATTCATTACTAATCTTGTAGGTCTAACCCCTCTTAAATCTTCCATGTAATCACACCAAGCTATTATATCTAATACTGGGTCCGCCGCAGCACTATCTTTGCCCCATGCTGCTCTATCTTTGTCACATTTAAATTTATTCTTTTGTCCGTAATCATAAGTGTATTTAGCTCTACCGTCTGCTGATGTAACGTCTATTTTACCAGTTGTTAATAATTGCATTCTCATAAACTCGGCTTGAACTCTTACACCTTCAACTAATCTTGATGCCTCGTCAAATATTCTTGATATTAAAGGCATAGCCACCTCTGATTTAGGGTTATTTAATAATAGATTTATTTGTTGTCTGTCTTTTTCACCTATTCTCATAGACTCTCTAAAGAACGCCATTTCAGTTGAAACGCCTTCAAAGCCTTCTTTTTCTCTTAATCTTGCTTTAGCGTCGTAGTTAGAAGGTTGTATCGCTATTGGTAAACCTTCACTACCTTTTAACCATGAAATATCTGTACCTAATTGTTTTTTGGCTGGGAATAAAGTCTCACCGAAATAAGGTATCTTATTCTCTGGTTTAGTAGTAACATAAGCCGCTATCTCTTTACTGTTTATATAATCAAATAAGTTTGTCATTGTTGCCATGTTATATCACCTCTTTATTATTTATTTACTACATATATTTGAGCATTGTCTAAGTTTGCTTTATCTCCGTATAATCTGTCTGCTCTAACAAATCCATGAACTAATACAGTAGCAGTAACTCCAGTGTCAGTTCCGCTGTCGTATTCATCAACATAAATAGTGTCAAATAGAACTGCATTAGGTTTAGTACCGTCCTCTTTTGTCGTTTTAACATAAGTAGGTTTAGTTATAGCACCGTCTCCGTCTATATGGACTACTGTACCTCTAGGTATAACTACTCTTCCGTCTCCGTATATGCTCTCAACTCCAGTAGCTTTTAATTTAGTTAACTCTGCAAAAGCTATTAAACCAGGTATATTAACATAATGGTCTGGAAATGCTAGAAATTGTCTTTCTGGTGCTAAAAATTTTCTTTGTCTTAAATTTGGCATAATATATCTACTCCTCTCTATTACTTATCCTCACCGAAGAAATGGCCTACGCCTATCGGTGCTTGGTTGCCTTCTTGTGATTGAGGTATTCCGTTATATTGAGCTGCTAACATTTTTCCGAAGTCTCCAGCGTGTGATGTTGTTGAGCCGAAAGCGAATGAGCTAGCAGCTTTACCAGGGACTCCAGTTCCAGGGAATGGTGTACCACCTTGTCCAGCTCCTTGGCCGCCTTGTTCTCCTGCGGGTTCGACTGCGTCAAATAAATATGCTTTATTTTTAGCTAGGTCCTCTATTTGTTCTTTAGCTCCAACTACTTCACCAGTAGCAGTTATTGTAACTTTATCTAAATCTAAAAAGGCTTTTATGTCGTTAACATCTTTTGCTTTATACTCACTTGCTAATAATTGCAAGGCAGTATCAATTTTAGTTTGTTTCACTACGCCTTGATAGTTTTCTAATTTTGTTTCTAGGTCCTTTATAGTGGACTGTGCTTTCTCACTATCGGCTACCTGTGTTTTTAGCGTAGCTACTGATTGATTTAAAGTTGTGATAGTATCCGTAGCAGTTTTAAGCTCGGCTATCTTATCATTTAATCTTGATAAAGGAACATATTTGTTTTTGTCCCCGTCATCTATAAATAATTTACATTTAGCAGCTTTTGCATTTTCTTTTATTTGTGCCGCTATTTGCTCTGCGTTATCAATACCATTAAGTAAGTCTTTTAAATCCATGATAACTCCTTTCTTTTTACGTCTATCGACGAATCTAACAGGGTCTTTTATGAGCTACCCAGAAACTCAAATTTAATATACGAGGAAATTTTTTAATGTAAGTTTCCAAGACCTTACTACCTTATTATATTAAAATGTCTAAAAATGTTAACTAAAAATTTACAAAAAATAAAAAAGACTGGAAAATCCAGTCTATAAGTACTTAGCCATTTCTTCTAGCTCCTCATCTGTTTTGTTATTCATATCGTCCACAATATCCTCCAGAGTAGCAGGGTTTTTACCGTCTACTGATAGAAACGGACTAAACCAACAACCTCCGTTAGGGTGGTCCAATGGCACCTCATCTAATTTATAAAACTTTCCGTTACGGTCCCTACATATAGGGCAGACCCTATTACCTGTGTGAGCATTATGATAAATGACTCCATTACTATAAGGGTTAACCCTGGCAGAGTGTATGGCGGCTAATTGGCTCATATGGGTATTTGTTGTCCTCATTAATCGTAGAGACTCATAATCTAACCCTGTACGCCCATATTTAGCCGCATATCCAGGTCCTAATTTTTCTCTTATCTTAGTGCGGTCCCATGTGTGATGACCTTCTTTTGCGAATTGCTTTATTATCTGCGCACTGTCTGCTGCTCCTAAACCTCTAGCAAAACACGATTGTATGGCCTCATCTAGTCGCTCCCCTGCGCTAGTGCAGGCTACCCAGAGTCTTGAGGATAGACCCATACTGTTTTTATATAGGCTACCCTTTATCATTGACTCCACTATCTCCCTGGAGGTGATGCGTATATTCTCGTCTATAATACTATTTAAGGTCTCGTTTTTGCTATTATCTTTGATTATCTTCGCATATGCCTCTAGGATTGACTTTGGTATTTCCTCATTCGCTAAAATAGATGACTTCTGTATCTCTTTATATATTTGATTGATATATTGCAGCTTACATTTATCGCTCATACGCTCATTAGGTTGCTTATTATGTTTAGCTAAGTCATCTAAGTAAGTATTATATGAGTCGTTGAATGCTTTAATATATATTTGCATAATCTGTTTTTGTTGCTTGACTGTGGCTCTTTGGTTCATATTCTTTAATACATCTGCTAATTGCTTGAAATATTGTTCCTTCTGTGTTGGCATAGTGTTTCACCTCCCTTTATTTTAGTGGGGCATATCCTAGCTTGACTCTAAGCTCATTAGCCGCTTTTATAGCAGTTCTATATGCCGCTTTATACTCTTGTCTAGCTTGTTCTATTTTCTTATCCCAACGCTCTGTTACAAAGTCTGGTATTCTTCCATGAGATTTTAAATAACCTTCGCTTTCATTCTTTTTACCTTTATGCAGTTTTTCTAATTCTTCTCTTTTTTCTGTACATCTAAACATTAAGGCTCTGACCCTGTTATCTGTAACAGATACTACATAAGTCGCTCCGCAGTGCTTGCATTCTATCCCTCTAACGTCTACATGAGTTTTAGGGTCATAGTTAAATTGTTTAGTCATAGCTATTATTGTTGCTCCGCATTTATCACAAGTGCATTTTACTTGTTTTTTGCCTCCTACTGATTGATGTTTTGGGTAATTTCTTCTTGACATTTTATCAACTCCTTATATTGTTAACTTAAATGTTATATATTAAAAATTCCTAAAAATGTTAACTAGGAGTACAAATTTTTATATCTGTACTCCTGTTAAGGGTCTAATCTCTATTGCTGTCTTTAGTCATTACTATCATTATTACCACCATTACTACCATTTTGATTATTTGCGCTACTGCTTGTATTGTTGTCATCTTTGCCCCCATTTCCGCCTTGTCCTGGGTCATTAGCGTTAGGGTCTTGGTCGTCTACGGTATCAAAGTCAGATAGCATATTCGTAGCATTAGCTAATATTTGAGACTCTTCTATAATACGTTCAAATTCTACTTGAGCATCTTCACTATTACCGAACTCTTCTATATATGACTTATGGCTACGTACATTAGCTCCGACTTCTTGGATTGCAAGTGTTTTATTAGTCTCATCATCATCTGGTAATGGATAGTTATGTTCCCATACTGTTGTTGTCTCTAGTGTTAAATGTTCTGCGCCTTCTATGTCTTTAAATACTCCCATTTTAGCGTATGTTTCAATCATTATAACGACCCATTCCAGCACTTCGTCCCACGTTCTCCATTTTTCCTCACATCTAGTGATTAGGTCATAATAAATCATTTTCATAGCTTTTGCACTTGGCACATTTAGTAAAGACTCTGGCAGAGGTTGTTCCATTATCTCATACATATCTTTTTTAAGTTGTGCTAGGTATGAGTCTGCGGCTTGTTGGAAACTAAAAGAACTTGATAACATACCGAATTTAGCAGTTGAGCTGCTGCCTGTTCCGTCTCCTAGCGTTGGGTCAGATTTTAGGTCTATCATTGTATTAGGTGCTATCTTAATTCCTTTTAAGCTCTTTTTATCGCAGTCTATAAATATAGGTTGTTCAAACATCTTAAATCTTAATGCGTCTCTATAATCTGAATTTGTCTTATTATAATCATTGGCTAAGTCCATTAAGTCCTTAACGTCGCTATGCCCTCTAAGGTCTCCAGTAAGTCCGTCATTTAAGATAACTCTACATGGTAACTCTGACAGAGTTGTATCCCATTCTCTCTCCAGTATTACCTCTTGTTCCACCTCTTCGCCTTCGTCGTTAGTAGTTGATAGCTTTGTATAAGCAGTTACGTTAGCTCCGTCAACTATCTTATAAGTCGCCCAGCAAGTCCCAGTCTCTTCCCTCATTTCATAAGTCCATTTATGCCAACGTTGCTCTCTAGCCACCTTTCCGACTGTATTACGGTCTTGGTATGCTATATCTACTCTTTTTAGAGTATCTATGTCGTTAGGGTCATATTCGTAAGTAAATTCTGGCATAATATAAAATCTAAACTTTATACCTCCTGTTAAATTACCTTTCGCATCTACGTCAGTTAATGCACATAACAAAACTCTTTTTCCTATTGTAGCGTCCAAGAAACCTTTACTAAATTTATTCCAGAATTTAGCATCTTTTAATATTTTCTCTATCACTCCTCTTTTGGTATCTATTGACTCCCTATCTACTCCGTCTCTATAAGTACTAAGTACTAGAGTCGGTGGTACAGAAGTCATAAATCTACCTTGTTTATTTAACAGTTTCTTTGTTATGTTTCTTATCTCTCTAGTTGGTCTATAATCCCCCTCTTTTACTGCCCATAATTGCCCAGCGTCATGGTCTAACCTATCCTCGGCAGCATATGGTCTACCTTCGTAAAACTCGTAATACGACTGTACCTCGGGCAGCTCATATTTAAATGTTGAGTCAGAACTATAAAGTCCTAATAAACTGTCTCTAAAATCTTGTAAATTTGCCATTATATATCTCCTCCTATTATCTATCTAATATTTCTAACTCATTGTCCAGTGTTCCGTAGTTTATACTATCTGTCATAACTGCATAACGTATTTTATCCATGGCGTGGTCATTTACCTTGATAACCTCTTCTACGCCTTTATCTAGCTTGTCATTATCCCATGAGTATGTTGTAAACTCTTCTATGTCCTTTTGACAGCTTGGGTCCAGAGTCAATCTATCCTCATTTAGTAAGAATGATACTACCTGGATACCCAGGTCCACTCTGTTTTTAGCTGGCACTATGTCAATATCATGTCTGTCAAAGTACGGGTCCTTTCGCATCTCTACTAATAGAGGTGCTGCTGACGGGTCTAGTGTGATGTAATCTGGAATAACCCAGTATTTAGCTAGCATATCTTTTAGGTCTTGTACATACTCCTTGACGGTTAATTGTCCGTCCTCTCTACCATTGTGGTAATAACTCGCTATTTGGTGGTATCTCTTCTCTGGCGCATAATATCCGAATATACCGAATGTAGTGGCATTCTGCATACCGAAGTCACCAGATACAAATATACGGGTCCAGTTTCTCTTAACTGTCTTTACATGACGGTCTAGGTCAAACATTGGATATACGACTCCGTCTGCGGATACCCATAATCCTAAAATATACCTCTTATAGAATACTCCTGTATATAATGCTTTATATCTAGCTTTAACTTTATCACTTAAACTTGGATTATCCTCCATAGTAAAGTGTAGATATAGTATTTTTTTCTCCACAACTTTGTCTATCCAGTCCTTTTTAAACCAGTGGAACGGACTGTTAGGGTTACAACTAAACCAGAATTTTGCACCTTCTACGGAACATCTGGCAGTAGCTTGATTGACGAAAGATTGAGGCATCAATGCTACCTCATCAAAGAATACTCCTGCCAGTGTTATCCCTTGGATTAAATCTTGAGACCCTTCGTCCTTTCCACCGAATATATAAAAGTTATTAGTTGTTATTTGTTTTGTTTCCTTGTCTGTAAATGCTATTGTGATGCACCCTTCGTTCCTATTGTCCTCCATTCTAAAACCTGTGGATTTTAACATCTGTTTTAGGGGTCCTATTACGTTTCTCCTTAACCCTCCGACTGTCTTACCACATAGGGCAAAGTTTTTACCGTTAAAGCTCATCATGGCCCATACTACAAAGGATAACGCCTCGGATACAGTCTTTCCACTTCTGACTGCTCCGTCACATATTATCGCATCAAAGTCTTTATATTTGCTGCCTTCAATCCACCAGCTTAATACTACATTTTGTTTATCTGAAAATTTTACAAAGTCGAACGGAACGACCCTATCTTTTAGCCTTCTTGCCATTATTCGTCTCCTCCTATTCCTACTGCTGCCGCAGCTCCAGCTAATGCTTTCATAAGTCCTGTTGTATCTACTTCTATGGACTCATCATCTCCCATAAGTTTTTTATTAAATTCAAATTTATCTTTAGATAGGTCTAGTTTTTCTTTTGCTAGGTCTAATCTTAATTCTGCCTCTTTGCCTATTGTACCAGTTGTAAACTGTTGTCCTTGTTGAGCTTTTGTAATTACGTCTGCTAATTGATTTAGTTTATATATATCTGGCTTACCATTCTTAGTAATTCCTTCTCCAGAGGTTATCATCTCTTCGGCTACTTCTATTAGTTTCTGCCATACTCTATGGTATTGGATATTTATATCTATCCCAGCAGCTATGTAAGCATCTTGCACACCTTTGGTAATATCCTCTTTACATTCCGCAGCTATTCGGTCTTTTTCATCTCCCCATTTCTCCCTTGAGCTAATTCCTCTTAGGGTCTGGTGAGCTATCCCGTATTGGTCGGCTATGTCCTTTAAGGTCATATCCTCATAAATGAATTTGTGTTTCATAATCTCATTACGTTGTTTAGTCGTCATGCTAATACCACCAACTACACATAGTCCGCTATTAGTGGCTTTTTTCTTTTTATCATTTTTCACTACTTTAAACCTCCTCACCATTTTTACTTTAAAAAATAAAGGTAGGTGTGACAATTCCCTGGGGATTTATGACACCCTCCTTTAAATTTTTAAGTTAAATCTATTTTCACTTTATTTACGTTTATTTTTAGGCTCGTTATAATATCCTTTTGCCCCGTTAAAGCTCTTTATTTTTGCATCTATCTTGCTAATATAGGCTGGGTCTGTTGCTACCCTTCTGATGCTTACTAGGAAATACTTGTTAACTCTTTGGGGTACCTTGGATTTTATAACGCAGTCACATATATAGTCCGCTTGTTTTAAGGTCTTAATGTGGGTATGCCCTTCACTCCAGCTCTTATTTGTATTATGAACTATATATCTCTTCTCTGCGCTAGAATACAGTATTACCAATGGATTGCGGTTCTTAACTAATTGTGCCATACGCTCGGCTCCCTTCGGTTTCTTCTTTTCTGGTCTTAATCTATTATATAAAAATTTTTCATTTTGTTCTCGAATTT